CTTGAGGTCAGCCGTGGGCACGACATTGTGGCGGGCACAGTGGTCGCGCAGGCCGGCGCGCCCCGAGTAGGTCTTGCCGTCGATGGGCGACACGAAGTCGGGGAGGTCGGGGAAGATCGACGGGAATCGCTGCCCGCTGGGCAGCTTCGCCGCCGCCTCGGGAGGCAGCGGCTCGCTCTTGTCGTACAGAACCCCGTCGATCTGGATGAAGGTCTTGCGCGGCATCAACTGTTCTCCTTCCCCGCGTCGCGGCGTGCGTCGGCGTTGATCTGCATCATCCCCTTCTGCGCGATCTGGGCCATCTGCGCGTCGTGCTTCTGCGCGTCGGCGGCCATCTTCATCTCGGCCGACTGTGCCTCGGCCACCAAGTCCATCCGATGCTCCTCCTGCCGAAACTGCATCTCCTGCTGGTGTTCGGCGGCGTCGGCGGCGAGGCGCTGCTGGGACTCGGCCTGCTCGATGGCGAGCTTCTGCTGGTTGCGCTCGGCCTCCATCTTCAACTGTGCCTGCATCTTCACGACCTCGGGCGGGGGCTGGTTCTTCACCGCTTCGCGCTGCTGCTGAATCTCGGCCATGATCTGCTTCATCGACTCGTCGAACACGCCTTCCAGCTCCTGACTGCCCTTGAAGCCGCTGACCGCGAACTTGAGGGTCTCGAACACGAGCGGCGCGGCGGAGGGGAGCGCCTTGAGGGTGGTGGCGGCCGATTGCAGGAAGGTGGCGACGGCGTTGGTGAACTCGACCTTCTCCTGCTTCTGCGATTCGTAGTCCACCATCCCGAGCGTGTCGGCCTGCACCTTCACACGCCAGTTGAATGAGTCCTCGTCCTTGAGCAGCGCGAAGGCCGACTGCACGAGCGGCGTGTTCGCGACATCGGGCGTGTATTCGAGGTTCGACAACTTCACGATGATGCTGGGGTCGAAGTGGCGGCAGACAATCTCGGCCTTGATCCGCAGGATGTCCTGCGCGAAGCGCGCCACCTCGTCCTGCAACTTCTGGATGCGGGTCGAGGCGAACTGCGCCTTGATCTTCTGCGCCCCGAGGGTCTCGCTGGCCTTGGTGTCGCCGCGCACGATGTCGCTGATGCCGGTCAGCTCGTAAATCTGCCCCTTGATGTCCTCGCGCGCCTGACGCAGCTTGTCGAGGGCCGCGATGACCTGATCGAGCGGGAGCCAGTCCACCGCGCCCTTGATCCCACCCTTCTCGGCGAACATCGCCCAGTTGTCGGCCGGCACGAGCGTGTTCTCGATGCCCTCTTGCAGCATCTTCTGCACCCCGCTCGAACCCGAGTCGTAGACGCCGACCACCTTGCACGCGGCCACGAGCAGCGAGATGCGGTTGTTGACCTGGTTCAGCTCCTCGTACTGGTCCTGGAACAGCGCATAGTCGGCGCGCGGGACACAGTTGGAGGTGGACATCGTGCCGAACAGCGGCTTGGGGCAGGGAAAGAAGTCATCCAGCCCGAGCGGGTCGGGCTTCTCGTCCAGCAGCTTCGGGTAGCCCTTCGACAACCAGATGACCGTCCTGGTCTCGCGATCCCACAGCTCGTAGATCACGGCCTGCTGGAACACCGGATTGTCCGGGGCGTTCTCGGTGGAGTCGTTCTTGCTGTCGGGCTTGTAGTCGAGCGGGATCAGGTTCGCCAGCTCCTCGCCGAAGCGTTCCACGAGCTTGTCGAAGCTCATGTAGACCCGGCGGCCCGTCCAGCGGCACTCGGCCCAGACGCGGCACGGCGAGTAGAGAAAGTCGGCCCAGTGGACATGATCGATGCAGACCTCCTGCTCGCTGATCTGCTCGTAGCTGGCGGCCGGCTGGATCACCGCGCCCGTCAGCGGGTCGAGTACCTCGGGCAGCTCCTTCTGCTCGGTCTCGGTCTCCAGCCGGAGCCACGCCGCGCCGAGGCCCGGCACGAGCCGATCCTCGACCGCCTCGCGCATCGTCTGGTCGAAGTCGCTCTCGCGCTCGTCCATCTCCTGCATCACGCAGTTCTGGAGCAGGTACGCGGCGAGCCGCGCCGGCTCATCGAGGTACTGGTTGAAGCGGCGCGTGATCTGCACCTTCGGGAGCTTCGCGTACAGCACGCTCTGCATGATCCCGACATTCGCGGTGAAGATGTTGAACTTGCGGAAGTCGGCGAGCAGGCCGTCCTGGCGGTCATCGAGGAACTCGCGAACGATCTTCTGGCCGGCGCGGTGGAACTTGTCCAGTTCCTTCTCGGCCTTGACCACCTCCTCGCGCCACCGCTGGTAGCGTCCCTCGGGGGTGGCGTCGGCCTTCTTCGCCGACTTGATGGCGGGGGTGGTGTCGGCCATTACGCGCCCCCGGCCTGCGCGTTACGGAGCGCCCACGCCAGCGCGCGGGCGCGCGTGCCCTCATCGATCCCGGCGTGCTGCCCGGCGCGCACGGGCGCGTGGGGCATGGCGCCGGGGTCGGGCATGGCGGCAGGGGCGGCAGGGGCGGCAGGGAGGGCCGCAGGCGGGCCGTAGGGCTGCGCTACGGCATCGATCCGGGCGGTGACACCGGGCGACTGCCCGGCGGCGTCCAGCGCCCCCTGCTCGACCCTGGCGGCGGGCGAGAACAGCCGGGAGAGCATCTCGCGCAGCGAGCCGTAGGTCTGACCATAGAGGGGGTGCGACTCGGGGGTGTTCATGGGGGTGTCCTCCGGGGACAGGGGAAGGGGGGAGGGGGTTTGGGCGCGATGGTAGGCCGGGACAGTCAAATCCTCAAGGCGCCGCCGCGCGGCCCGCGCCGCTCGACCTGCTCCCAGAGGTCGTTGAGGCAGGCGTCCTGGACGGTCTTGCGCGGCGGGGCTGCTGGCTGCGTCGCGGCGGGCTTCGACAGGCTCCCCATGCGCCGCCCCATCAGCCCGAGCGCGTCCACCCCGTCATCGACCCCGTTGCCGGTGGCGTTGGGGAACCGGAGCAGCTCGGTGGTGAGCCAGCGCGCGAACGGGGCGTCGGCGGGGTAGTGGACGAGGCCGCGCTTGAACGCGCCGCGCAGCGCCGCCGCGCGGGTCTCCTTGTCCTGGCCCCGCATCGGCATCGTGCGCCAGTTCACCGCGACGCGCGCCGCGCGGGCACGGGTCGCCACGAGGGGCGCGAACACCTTCGCCGCGTTGTCGTCGTCGATCAGCCACTCGACGGGCCGGTACGCGGCGGCGAGGGCGACGACGCGCTCGGCGCTGGCGTCGGGGTCGATCCGCGCCCGCTCGCCGTGAACGATGTCCCACTCCCCCGCCTCGTTGATCGCGACGATGAAGTGAACGGTGTAGTCGCCGCTGTTGATCGAGAGCGCGAGGTCGGTCATGCCGTAGAGCGCGTACCGGCGCGAGGGGTCGGCGAGGGCGGCGAAGCCCGGAGCGGGCCGGTGGAGCAGCTCCGAGGGCGACACCCAGTCGCCCGTGGACGAGGGCGGCTCCTGCATCCAGAGCGTGCGCCAGATGAACTCGTCGCGCTTCTTGTCGTGGAGGTAGTCCTCCGTGTAGAACTCCGGCCACATCCGCTCGCCGGGGGCGGTGCGACCGAGCAGGTCGGGCGCGTCGGGCGAGACCTCGCTGGTGGCCTCGGCGGTGAACTTCAGCACGCGCAGGCGCACGCGAGGGTTCTCGGCGTACCGCTGGAGGGTGTAGCCGATGATGTCGTTGGCGTTGAGGCGCTGGCCGATGACGATCAGCTTCCCCTTCGGCGTGAGGCGCGAGAGCAGGTCGGACTCGAACCAGTTGTGAATTTTCGCGAGCTGGCTCTCCGACTGCGCGTCCTCGAACGAGGTGTGGATGTCGTCGCAGATCACCCAGTCGGCGCGCTTGCCCAGCACGCCGCCACCGACACCGACCGCGAAGTACGAACCGCCCTCCGTGGTTTTCCAGTTGTCCTTGGCCCGCGTGTCGTAGGCGATGCGGGTGCTGGTGTCGCGCTGGTACTCGGACGACTCGATGACGCCCTTGACCCGCCCGCCGAAGTCCGCCGCCAGCTCCGCCGCGCGGGAGACCGAGATGATCCGCGCGCCGGGGTCGCGACCGATGATGTACGCGGGCGCGGCGATGGAGATGTAGCTCGACTTGGCCGAGGCCGGGGGACTCATCACGACGAGCACATCGAGGTCGTCGTTCACGAGCGCGTCCACGCCCTCGCAGATGAGCTGGTGGTGCCGCGCCGGAACGAACGGGGTGTAGGTGGCGGCGAAGCGCGCGAGGGAGGTCATGGCCTGCTCGCGACGAGCCAGCTCGGCCAGCACCTGCTCGACCTCGGGATCGAGGACGGGCTGGGGCGGCTGGGGCGGCTGGGGCGGCTGGGGCGGCTGGGGCGAGAGCCAGCTCGGGGTGGG